AGAAATTTCACAATAAATGACAAAATATATCAAAATTCTTCAAATTTATTATGGTGGATTATTAGATTCGGTAAGTTGATTAAATCTTCCTTGGGCGGCACGAGTGCCACCAGTGGACAGGAACATAGATGATTGACGTTCTACTTCGTAAGCAATACTGATTAATTCAGTGGAATTAATATTGATCATATCTTCTAAAGCGATAAGTTGACATTTTCCAACAAGATTGATCTGTTTGGCAGTTCCTCCTGAATTCCCGAATCGAATTAACTTGAGAAACTTATGAAATTGACATTTCTTTGTATAGTACAATGAAGAGTGCTTCAAATCGCCAGGTTGAATCACAATCTTGGAACTTTTAACACAGTTCCAAAATATTTTTGGTTGAGGAGGCTCTTTCATAATCGTAAGGCCTGGAGAAGTAAACTCAGCAGCACGCGCTGTTAATACTCCAGTCACATCAGTCATTGCTGATATAAGGTGCACACCTTCCACCTTGGAACGGGGGGCACCTGTTGAAAATTCATACATCTTGCCATGCAAAGGGTTATTAGCTACATTGTCTGTGGAGGAGTCCCCAGTAGCACTTTTAGTTCTATTTTGAATACGAATAGACGATTTTTGTCGAATATTAACATACTCGTTTTTAAGATTAACATCTCCCATAAAATGGTAGAAATTGGTAACGTTCCCATCACGCATAAACAATTGTATCTTGTGAGGAATAGCAACATTCAAATTGAGAGAACTATTAGACCCTAGAGCATAATCCGACATAATATTGTACATAGTAGCCCATGCACCAGTCGACCCAGCAGCTCGGTCACCAACTATACTTGCAATCGAATCTGCAACACCAGTGTCATAAACAAACGGTGTTGACACACCGGTTTGTTCATCAATACGGGTCAAAATGATGCGCCAACCATCGGAATTGAGATTGTCATACCCAGGAATAATAGAGCCTACATTAGTACAATCCCATCGAGCACATTTGAAAAACAACTTTCTAAGGATCACTTGGCAGGCCAATTCTAAAGTTTGTACACCACTCATAGTGGTGTGGCCGACATACACACAATCAGGATCGGAAACGGTCCCGTTCACTTCGGCCGTGTTGACGAATCCCTTCGAGAGATACTGGTCAGCCTTCTTACTAAGTCTTTTAGGTTTCTTAAATTTTCCGGAGTAGTTTCCATTGCCTCCATACTTAGCCTTAGAGGACGTTTGTGTGCCACGGTGCCCAAAATGACTTCGAACAGCTTTATACGCTCCATAAGCTGTCGTGGCAGCTGCAGTAGTCGCCGGAGCATACATAGAAGCCGCAGTATGAAAACCATTGCGGATTGCCGGAGAGACAAAAGGCCTTCGGGCACTAGGAGTAGCTGCAACAACTTTTCTGCGTTTTCCGTTACGACCTGAACCACTTTGTTTGCGCTTAAGGTACATAAAATCCCTACGGGGTGGACAGGGGGGCGTCGTAATATTATAGACGCCTGACCCCTGTCTTAGGATGGGAGGAGGAGGAGGACGTAATAATAAAATGAATGCGCCACATTTTTCTAAACATTTATTCTTCTAACTCTCCTCAAGATAGCAGGATCCTCGGTTAACGGCCATCGATTGCATGTAAATACCTTCCAAACACCTGCAGGTATGCTAGCAATAGTATGGCGACAGTGAATGGCACGAGGGTTGTCAAAATCGCAAAGATGAATTTGACTGGTAATAGGGTAATGATTGAAATCGACATCATCAAAAATGATAGATACATGATACCCAGGTTGAAACTCTTTCAATTGGTCGATATGGGAAACGAATAAACAAGGTTTGGGGACGTTTCTTTTTGCCCAAGTAGTCTTTCCACATCCTGTGGGTCCTTTGAGAAGGAGGGCACGATGTAGCAAAGGGTCAAATTTGAGTTCTTGTAATCGTTCAATGACATTACCTTGGTGTTCATCTTCCAGGATTGTGGTAAGGTTAGCGTGGGAACGATGCCAGTACCATGTGGCAAATTGGAAACCGATTCTTTTGAGTACACAGTAGTCCATCCAATCCTCTTGGTTTGTGTAGGCCTTACAAATTTCCATTGGTGTCCGTTCCACTCTCTCTTCTGGGCCTTCAATGAATTCCCCATCCTTCTTGCAATACTGCTTGCACGCATTCCAATTCCTTGGGTCTTGTTTGTTGGGGTGATGTCCTTCACAGTCAAGCCAATCCACAGGCTTTCTCTGAACGGTGTCAAACTCAACGCAGGCGTGAAGGTGGTAATTTCCGTCTTCATGTTTCTCTCTCGCAACAAGGTAGCTCTTGACGGGTCCGGAGAACTGTAGGAAGGCCACAAGAATATGGGGGACAAGCTCACATTGGGGGTAGGTGAGAAAAAAGCGTTTACCATTGTAAAAGGATGGCATGTCTTGGTGGCTTAGATTTAATTAAAAGTGAGCAAAATTAGCCTTTCTGAAATTTCTTAAAAGGATTCTGGGGTGACTTTTTATCTAGCGTTAGCTGTGCGCAGAAGCAGGTTACGTAGACTCCTGCGGCCTTTGGCCTCGGAGATCTCACGGGTAAGGGTTAAGGTTGGCAAAAAGGTTTTTATTTTCTAGCTTCTAGCCACTTCTCGTACTGTTCTAACTCCCAGTCGCGGAAGTCTTGGTTAGCGTCACGGTTCTTGAGCCTCTCGCAGCGTACGCATCTTCTTGCTAGGCCCATTCCAAAGAAGCTTCTATGGTCAGGGGTGACGGCACATTGTTTTCTGTAGTCCCAGGTGTAAAGATCAGCGGCAAAGGGGTTAGGGGTTAAATCAGGTTCAAGGGTCTTTTTTTGCATTTTTGGAGAATCGAACTCGGTACCCCTAAACTGTGAGTCGATAGCTTTACCAATTGGACTACTCGACATTGATGATTAACTGATCTGGAACTAATATTTAAGGAATATTTTAGAAATTTCACAATAAATGACAAAATATATCAAAATTCTTCAAATTTATTATGGTGGATTATTAGATTCGGTAAGTTGATTAAATCTTCCTTGGGCGGCACGAGTGCCACCAGTGGACAGG